GCAGCACACACTAAACAGGTTTGAAATGGTTTAAACCGCTTCAAGTCGGTGTGAAATGGGTCTGTGAGGCAATCTTCCGAAAACACCACAGTCGGCTTGCTGGATGTTTGGCTGAACAGTAAACTAGAGCCGTATGAACACTTTCAAGCCTATCATCCGCTGGCCTGGCGGTAAAACCAGGCTTCTTGGCCGCCTGCTGCCGCTGATCCGCCCTCATCGTCTTTTTGTGGAGGGCTTTGCTGGCGGGGCGGCGCTCACACTCGCCAAGCCGCCTTCCAAGGTGGAGGTGCTTAACGACATTAATGGTGAGTTGGTGAACCTCTATCGTCACGCTCAGTTCCATCTGGAGGCTCTCGTGACCGAGGTGGAGTTCACCTTGAACGCCCGCGACGAGCTGAACGCACTGATCGAGCAGCCTGGGCTGACCGGGCTCCAGCAGGCTGCCCGCTATCTGCTCAGGAATCGCCTGAGCTTTGGCGGATCTGGCAGCTCCTTCGCGGTTTCCAAACAGGCTCAGCCCAGCCGGGCGGCGGTTTTGGAAAAATTGAAGGGTTTTTCCGCCAGGCTGGACAAAGTGGCCATCGAAAACCTGCCATTTGAGAGGCTGTTCGCGAACTATGACTCTGCGGAGACCTTTTGGTTTTTGGACCCGCCTTACACTGTGGGCGAGGTGGACACTTACGCGGCCTGGGATCAGACTCGCATGGCTGGCTTTGCCGCCGCTGTCGAGGCATTGAAGGGTGACTGGCTCGTGACCGTGAATGACACGGCTGAGAATCGGGCGCTTTTCGGGCGTCACGAGATTGAGGGTGTCACGACGCAGTCTGGCGCGGTGAATCGCCGCCATCAGCCAGGCGCGACGTTTGGAGAGCTGATCATCCGCCGCCGGGCCGTAAAGGCGGTAGCCTTCAGCACGGCCAGGCAGCCGCTCAGGATGGCCGCTTAGAGTCCACCCCATGCTCCGCCGATGGTGGCCGCCTCGACGAAGGACAAGGCCGTCTCCGGGGCCAGGTGGGGGAATGCCCTGGTAAGCCTGGCCAGCGCATCGTCTGGCGAGGATGCTCCCAGAACGATCCCCTCAACGGTTTGCTCCGCCGAGAGTGATAGCATCCGGCCTGGCTGAGCCGGTGCCGGATCTAGCTGGAGCTGCATCCCGACACGCTCGCTGAGTGTGGTCAGCGCCGATGGTGCCAGGCTGATGCCTGCCAGCTTGAGTTTGGCGAGTACGTCGGCGGTGTCACTGACCTCCTCGGTCTGCTGGCCGAAAACGATCTTCGGCGGCTCGCCGGGGATGTTGTTGATGCGGAGCAGCGGGCGGAAAAGATGGGTCCGCAAGGTCTCAGCCAGCATGGCGGCGTCAAACTGCCGGATGTCGGCGCGGACTTGGCCTTGCAAATCGCTTACACCTGAGCCCAGGCCGGTGGCCTTAGCGGTGGAGCTTAGCTCTTGCCCGAGGATGGCCCGGCTCATCTGGGCGGTGCAAAGCTCAAAGAAGCGCTGGTGAGCATCAGCGCTGCCCGTCTGCGCCTGCACCAGCTCCACCTGTGTGTTGGTGCTCACAGCCATGCCGCCGATGCGGGTGGCCATTTTGAAGGCACGCTCCAACACGGCCTGGCTGCGTGTGTCATCTTTGGGAAATTTGCCCACCGGGAATGGCGTGCCAAAGCGCTCTAAAAACCGGACCCACCAATCACGAGTCATCGTCTTGAGGAAAAACCACCACACGAGACCGCGAATCGGGCCGCCCCAGGTCGGCGGGGTGGGGAGAAGGTTGCCGGTGTGGGCGATGTAGGCCGAGCCGGGGCGAAACCACTGCCCCGTGGGCAGGCGCGTCACAGGATCGACCCGCTCCAGCTCCAGATAGCCACTCGTCCAGCGAGCCAGCTCCACAGGGACGTGGCGGATGGTGCCCCAGTCATACATGAGGCCAGGCACCGTGGCGGGCTTGTAGGTCCGCTCGATGATGCCGATGGGCCAGATGTGGCCACGCAGCAGCGGGAGGCAGACCGCCATCTTGAAATTATCCAGCCTACCCACAGCGTCACGGATCACATCGGCGGCGAGTTTATCCTCCGGCTTTTTGGGGTCAGCCGGGAGAATGGCGGGCTCATCTCCGAGGACGGCGAGGAGGCGGGTGGCGACGAGGCCCGCGAGGTCGGTGTCTGCCGCGAAGGCATCCCTCACCAGGGCGAAATAGTTCCGTGTGTCTCCCAGCTCAGCGCTGGCGATGGCGGAGTGAACGAAATCCGCGTCCAGCATCGGCAGCGTGGAGCTGGGCTGGTTCAGTGGATTATCGACGGTCTCCAGCGTCACGGGGAGCCAGTCTTGCGACTGGATGCGGAGCTTGCGGAGGAGTTGGGAGCGAGAGGGTCTAGGCATGAAGGCGGGTTTTGATGTCATCCACCATGTTCCGCATCCAGGACGGCCATGGGCTGCGTTCCGAGGGTTGCGCAAAGTCGCCGCGTGGGAGGTCGAGAGTTTGCACACCGCCTTCCGATTCGAGGGCAAAGACACTCAGCTTCGTGCTGTCGAAGCTGTCGCCATGGTTGCCAGCGGCATCGAGATCACAGACAAAGAGGCCTTTCTCCTTTTTCTGGAGAAGAAAATCATCCTTCACCCATTTATCCGGCGGGAGAGCTAGGAGCCGATCAGTGGCCGTATTCACGAGCAGGCCTCCGAGCTTTTCCTTCATCCGCATCTTAGCCTTCGGATTGTCGGGATCTTCCAGCGTCTCCCCGCTCACCACGATGATGACGGTAAAGCCAGCCGCTTCGAGCGCCGTCTTCACCTGCGTGGCAAAGTAACGCTCATTCGAGCCGTCAATACCCACGGCCTTGAGCGAGCCTCCGGCGTGCTTCAAGGTCTCACATGACCGGACCACGAGGCCCTTCGAGAATTCAGGATTCGCGCTCTTCCAGCGCACAATGAGCCGGGCGCGGCGCTCCGAGCCTTTGCCTTGCGTCAAGGTGATCGAGCTGGGATTGCTCTTGGCGTTCGTCGTCGTGGCGATGTCGTAGCCAGCGCCCCAGGTGCCAGCACAGGCCACGTTCTGGACGTGACCCACCACACGGGCCAGCGTGGCCTCTTCCTGGCCTTCTTCGATGGTCCCGAGGTCAAAGGCGAGGCAATCCTCCGCACCCTTCTCCTGAGCGGCATCAATGGCCGTGCTCGGCATGGCGACAAGGCCGCCGGGGATGCGTTTGAGGCCATAGTTGCGGTCCCAGGCGTCTTTATCGAGTGAGCGGGAGCGATGCACGGCGGCTGGCACCGGCTGGCGAGTCTTGAGGTCGTAGAGCTTCACCCCGGCGGCCTCGGCATCATAAACGTCCACACGGAGGCAGAGCACGCCAGCGGCAGACTCATACCAGTGGCCATCCGCACACGGCTCAAAGGTCATGCCTGGGATGGGCGGCAGGCCGATCTTGTAGCACAGATGGCTTTCATCTGGCGGGGGCGTGGAGGCCATCAGCACGCGGAAGGTGGGGTCACGGCTGGCGATGGGCTCCATGGCCTCAAAAACCTCCGCGAAGTCGGGAATGAAGCCGATCTCGTCAATGAGCACGTCGCCGGAGAAGCCGCGAGCCGTGGCAGGATTTGGCGCGATGATCTGCGTGCGGCTGACCACCGTCCGGGAATGGTGGAGGCGCATTTCGAGGCGGCTACGCTCAAAGAGATCCGCGATGCCATCGAGGTCGATGCTCTTGTATTCCTTGCCTGCCACACCATCGGCAATGCCGAGCTGCATCTTCGCGCTTTCGGCCTCCGCCTTCATGGAGTTCATGGCATCGGCGAGTACAGCCGCCTCCTTGTAAATCAGTTCCTTGCCCACGTTCAGCGAGGCGCTGGCGAAGGTCACGAGGCGGCCTGGATGCTTCATCATCTGGCGGAGGCTGATGCCCGCAAACGTCGTGGTCTTGCCGAATTGACGGCGGGCCTCGAAGTAGATCATGCCCACCTCACCGAAGCGCTTCATGAGCGCGAGCTGGGGCGGGAGCCAAACGAGCTTCTTCATCACCAGGCATCGCCGAACAGGTGCTTGCCCAGCGCCTCCAGTTTGGTGTCTGCGGCCATGTCCGAGGTGGCGATCTCTTTTGCCTTCTCATCCTTGGAAAACTCAATGAACAGCTCGGTCGTCTCGCGTTGGAATCGTTTTTTGTCGAGAGTCAGCTTCTCTTGGTCGAGGCCATGCTTCGACTTGTCCAATTGCAGGCGTTCATCGTCCTGCTCGATCTTAGCGATGGAGGCCAACGCCTTTGCCAGTTTGTCCACGCCGACGCCCGTGATCGCAGGCTTGCCCTTCTCGTCGAATTCGACGCTTTGCCCCTCTTCGAGGGCCTCGTGAATTTTGCCCACAGCGACGGCGAGAAAACCTTTGGACATGCGCCCTCCGGCCGCTTGAGCCAGGCGCAAGCTCAGCTCACCGAGCTTCTCGATCTTGCGGACTTCACCTTGATCTTTCATCCAGTCCTCGAATCCACCACTGCGCCAAAGGGAAAGATTTGCATCACTGATCGGCTCACCGTTGAAGCTCTTGGCGAGCACCTGCTTGACGACCTCTTCACCATTGAGCCACTCCAGAAGAGTTTGCCCGCTCTCGTTGTCTCGCAGGCGCATGTTTAGCTCCTCGCGGATGGCGAGGGGGAGGCGTGCGATTTTTCCGGTGCGGGCCATGAAGGTGAAAATTAGGCGGGGGTGATCGCGGGGAACTCTTCCAGCCCATCCCAGCCGAAAACGACGGGTGAGCAGACCTCATCGAGCTGCTCACAAAGGTCACTCGCCACAAAGAGGCTCGTTTGAGCCAAGTGCTTCGTGCTGCTGTCACGGCTGCTCATCATGACGCTCACGTCTGCCTTGGCACCTGCCACGAGCAGGCGCTTGAGGTGGACGGCTTCAGCGTGAGAAAGGCGCAATTCGACGGGAGACATTGTGGATTTACTTTTTGCCGAAGACTTGCTGCGCATGCTTCCAGTCGCGGAAGCTGGCGTCTTCGAGGTGAGGGGTTTCCCAGCTCAGATGGCGGAGGCCGAGTTTTTCGGCGATGGCCTGGGCGCGGGCGTAACTTTTCGTGTCATCCCAGTCGGCCTCATACATCCCAGCGGCTTTTGGGTGAGGCTTGAGCGGAACGAAGTCGATGGCCAGCCCATACTGGTGCATGCTCTGCCACGGCCCTGCATTGGTCACTTTGCGGCCCTTCACCGTGCGACCGATGGCGTAAAGCTCAGCTTGGCGTTCGGGCGTGCGCAGGCCCTCATAAATGTAGATGTTCAGACCTGCGTGCTCACACCTCTGTGACCAGGTGATGACTTTTTTCCCAAAGTCAGGTTTGAGAGATGCGATTTTAGCCCGCTCGATTTTGACGACTGCGTCCAGGGAGATCATGCCTTCCTCCGTTCTTTGTTGAGGATGCCTTCGCCGGTGATCTGATAGACCTTCACGGCGCTGGTTTCAGACTCAAAGGCGTGCTCGACCAGGTGGAGGCGTTCCAGCGTGGTGAGAGCGTCCTCGACTTCGGCGCGGGTGTAATCCGTGCGCCGCAGAAAGACGTTGTGGAGCGTGTCAAAGCGGTGTGCGCCCTGCTTTCGGTGGTAGAGGGCATCGAGCACCTCGGCGCGGCAGTCTTCTTTGCGGATTTGATCGAGTTCGTTCATGGCCCGCACTCATCCGGCGGCGGGTCTCGCGGCTCATGATGCAGGGCGGCGCTTGCGTGGTTGGCCGCCGCGTGTGAAGGCGAGGATCTCGGCAGCGGTGGCGGGCACAATGGTGAAGGCGGCTTCGATTTCCGCTCGTTTGGCGGCTTTGGCGGCCTGGCGGGCTTTATCGGCACTGGTGCTGTGGACTTCGGCCCCGTGGCGGTGCTGCATCGCGGGCCAGAGCGTGAGGACGGCGTTCAAGGGGCCTTCAAAAAGAGCTTTTTCGAGGCTGTAGCCCCATTCGGCCATCATGTGTTCAATGGCCACGAGGAGCCAGCCGGGACCGCGTGCGTGATTCACCGCACGGGCGAGGGCATGGAGGCGCTCTTCGAGGTCGGCGGCGGTCGGCGGCTCGTTTAGGCCGCTGGCGGCTTTTTTCCGGCTTCATCTCCAGCGCCGTTGAGGCGGGTAAATTCGCCGCGAAGCCAGGCGTCAATGCGCAGGGTGTCCGCGATGTCAAAAGGCTCCATGAATTCCTGAACGGCCTCGGCAAAGGCGGCGGCATCCCCGCTCTGCACGAGCTGGCGTGCCCGTTTGGGCTGTCCCACGAGGAAGGCGCTCACGAGCTTGCCTCCGCAGGTGTTGAGCAGGGGCTCTTGCTCGGCCAGCTTGTCGATCTTGCCTAGCATCAGCAGGTAGGCCGGATGGATGGGCGGGAAAGTCACGCCCTTGATCGTGAAGCCTGTGGCAGCATCCAGTAGCGTGTCCGCTTCGACCTGGCTGATGCCGTGGCGAAGGGCATCTTGCTCCGCGTCCTGACCGGCAAAATGGACGGCAGCGTTCGCGTGGAGTTCGGAGATGGTGGGCTTTTGGGAGGCAGGCGAGTTCATGGGTGGGTTTTGTTGGTCGTTTGGGCTTTAGCCCGTGATTGGAAGGCTCAGAGAAGCGGGCTAAAGCCCGAACTACGAACTCAGGGCTTCGGTGCCTCGCGTTCGCGGCGGTCGAGTTCGAGGGCGGTGATGCTCTCTTGGCTCTTGAGCTTCCCTCGCTGGTAAACGTAGATCGCTCCGAGGAGCATGGTGCCGCCGCTTGCCCAGGCGAGCGTGGTCATCGAGAGGGCCGCTTGAGCCGTGAGCAGGATGCCGCAGATGATCACGGTCCAAAACTCGGTGGTGGAGACGCCCGGCTTGAGAGGGGGAGTGGGGAGAGACATAAAAGGACAAATGACGAATGACGAATGATGAAGGGGAGGATCTCGCTCGCTGAAGGCGGCCCAGTCAGTGACTGAGCCGGGATTCAGCGGGCGGCCTCACCTCGAGATCGAGGCCGCCGTGGCACCTCTCAGGTGCTCTCCGGCTGCTTCCACAGCGAGGCTGGCGATGCGCAGGGCGAGGGCTTGAGCCTCGGGAGAATCAAAGGGCGTTTCGGTGATGAGGAGCTTGGCGGCATCCCCAGCGGCTTGCACGGTGGCAGCGGCGAGGGGTTTGTTTTCCGCATGCAAATTGACCGCCACGGCGCTGCTCACTTGAGAGGCCACTTGAAAGCCGAGCTGCTTCGCGGCGGCTTTGACATCCACCTTTTCACCGGCGGCTTTTTGCGCAGCTAGGTCGATGCTGGCGCGGGCCAAGGTCACACCGGTGTCGATGGCATCACGCTTCGTGAAGGCCGCACAGGAGGTGAGGTGAAACCCGCCGATGGCGAGCATAAAAACAAGGATGACTTGGCCGATGAATTTCATGACGTGGGCTGGAGGTGGCTTGTTTTGTGAGGAGTGGCGGCGGGGAGGAAAACCAACCATGAAAAACTCCCCGCCGCCGTTTGGGTGAAGCGCTCGTCTTCACCTCACCCAAAGTTAAGAGGCAGTGGCATTCACCACGGCGCTGTATTCACCCTGGCCGTCCACGCTATCGACGGCGGCCACGCGGTAGTGGCGGCTTTGACCGGTGGTTACGGTGTGGGTGTAGGTGCTCGGCGTCGGTGTGGCGAGGTTTGCCCAGGTCACGCCCGCATCACTGGAGACTTGGATCTTGTAGGTGTCGGCATCCGTGATGTCGTCCCAGTTCACGACGATCTGGCCGCTGCCAGGCGTGGCGGTGGCCACAGGGATGCCGATGTCGAGCAGGAAGCGCTCATTCGTGGCCGTGGCCACGCGGTAAGCGGGCTCGCCGTTGAGGCTGTCCCACATCTGAATGGTAAAGGAGAATTTGCGCTCCTTGCCATCGTCATAGGTGATCTTGGCACCCGTCATCACGCGGGCGGAGATGCCAGGGAGATCGACGAGCGTGATGAGGTTGTAGAGGCCGGGCAGAGAGACGCCGATGTCAAAGCAGGTCTCAATCGTGGCCGTGACGCCGGGCTTCTTGATGATGTGGGCGCGGAGGCCGCCTGCGCCATCGGTCAGCTCTTCGGCCTCGCCGGTTCGCTCCAGCTCGAATTTGGTGATCTTGCCAAAGGTGCTCCCCAGGACAGCCGTCCCGATGAGCGGGCGGGCGCTGCCGAGTTGCAGGATGTCATTGGCGGCAAAGGTGGTGGCGAAGGTGGCGGGCATGGTGAGCAGAGCGTAGGATGAAGAGCGAAGGGCGGAGGGGTAGAGGGCGGCGCTTGCGTGCGATCAGTTGAAGATGAGAAAATTGACCTTCATCTCGGCAGAGGGAGCCGTGAGTAAGTGGATCGTAAATGAGCCCGCTGCTGGCACGGCCCGGATGTTGGCAGCCGTGCTGTCATTGGTCGCCATGGTGACCAGCACGATGCTGTTGGCGGTCACTTGACTGTTGGTGACGGTTAAGGAGGTGGCACCGGCAGCAAAATTCACCGAACCGCACTGCGTGTTGATGGTGCGGGCTCCCGTGGTGCCTGCGGGGGTATTCGTGCGTCCGATGCCGGAGATGGGCACGTTGTTGAGTGTGAAACCTGTAGCCGTTGCGACCCAAATATAAGTTCCATTCAAGTAAGCATCCAAGCGGCGTGCCGAGGTTCCATCATCATAGACGCGGAGACCTGTCGTTGTGCCTGCCGCGATGAGTTGAGGAGCTGAAGCATTTGCCACGAGCCCTACGCGATCCATGGGCAGCATGCGCGTCGTTCCCGCTCCGCTGGTGCTCACGACTAGATTGCCACCGCCATCCACCACGGAGCCTGTGTTGACGAGGCCCGTGCCACTGCCGCTCGCCATCACGCGGGACATGGCCAGATGCAGCGTGCCCGCATTGGTGATGCTGTGGGAGGTGCCCGCGCTGTCCACGCGGCAGTTGGTCAGCCAGAGGGCGGAGCCGCTGGCCACGTCCACGCCAGGCCGGTTGCCCGTGGTGCCCCAAGGGAGGAGTTGACTGCCTTGCACTCGCACGTTGGAGTTTCCTCGAACAATGAGCCCTGCGAATCCCACGGCTGCCGAGGCGCGGCAATTCGTGATCACCACGTCCGTGCTGTTGTTCACATCCACGCAACCGTTGAGACTTTCATCAAACCAGCAGTTTTCCAGCACGGCGAAGCTCTTGTTGTTGAGATTGCCTGTGAGGCCATCAATCGAGATGGAAAACTGGCCGCAGTTCGCCATGATGCTCTCCGAGATCCATGCGGAGGCTCCGCTGGATAAAGAGATGCCGTTGAAGCCAAGGCTTTCGATGTAAACGCGCTCGACCTTTTGAAAGTAGCCCGTGAGGGAGACGCCGCTCGTGGTGCCGTAGAGGTACTCGATTCGCACATCTCTCAGGGCCTCATTGATAAAGCCAGCCATTTCAATGACGTGTTTGCCGGACGCGCTCCATTGGTAGTAACACCCCTCCACGCTAAAGCCCTCAATGCGGGTGTCGAAGCAGTTGCCGTTCGTTTTTGCCAGCATCGCCGTGGCGGCCAGATCGTGATTGGGTGAGGGGAAAAAGATCGTGTTGGCGGTGCCATGGCCAATGATGCCAGCGGCCTTTTGCGTGGAGGCGCTTTCGGTGAAATCGAAGAGCAGCTTATCAAAAATGTAACCGCCCGATGGCACCTCCACCAGGGCGCGAGGCTGCATGGCTTTGGCGGCGGTTACGGCGGCTAAAATGGCCGTGGTATCATTGGTGCCAAAGACCAGGTGAATGCCCGTGTAAGCACCGATGCCAGTGCCGCTGCCACTGACGACGATGGTGGTCGAATTCGTGACGCTGGCAATCGAACGAACCGAAAGCCGCAGAACCTTACTAGCCGTCTCTACGCCCCAAATCGTCTTGCCTACATCAGCGGCTGTGAAATTGGCCGTGGCACTGGTCACCGTGGTGGAGTTATTCGAAAGCACGGCATCCGTCACCTTCCTGGAATCGCCCTTGGCTCCGTAGTTCTTCACGTTGAGGGTGGTCCCTTTGGGGGCCAGCGCGGTGATGGCTTGGCTGATGCGTTGCGGGCTGAATTTGCGAATGGCGCTCTCCGTGCCCGCTTCCGCCTCCGCCTGGCTGGCGGCGGTCTGCACATCTTCTTTGGTGGCAAGGCCGCTGGTCAGCTCGCTTTGCTCCGCCATATCGGTGGCAAAGCTAGGGTTGGGGTAGGTGCCAGAGAGCACACCGCCTGCGCCTGTTGAGCTACTCATGAGCGTGCCCGTGTGCGAGGGCAACGTTAGCGTGTAATTGTCGGCCAACGAAGACCCGGCAATCAAGCGCACGGAATGGGAAGAATCCGCATCGAAAATGTGAAGCAGCCCCGAAGTAACTCCACCGCCAGCGATGTTGATCCGACTATTAAAAGTCGGATTACTCAGCAGTGCAAAATCCGTGATTGTGGCGCTTTGTGTGGCCAAGGTGCCTAATCCCAAAGCTGTGCGGGCATTGCCCGGCGTGAGGTTCACCCAATCCCCCGCGCTCTTCACGAGAAAGTCATTGGTGGCCGCGCTGGTGATCGTCACATCGGTGAGGCCGGTGAGGTTTGCCGCCGAGGCGATGCTGATACTGCCGCCCAAGCTCACGGCGGTGCCGTTGATTGTCACGCTGCTATTGAGCAGCTTGGCATTTGTTAGGCTGCCATCGGCGATTCGGGCGATGGGGAGCGTGCCGGTGGTGATGTTGCTCGCGTTGATCGCACTGGTGAGAGAGTAGAGCTCGGTGAAGTTCGTGTTCACCTTGCCAAAGGCGGTGCGCAATGTGTCGCCGGTGCCATCGCTGGGTGTGGTGCCGATGTTGATGGTCTGCTGAGCGCCGTAGCACGAGGCCAGGAAGGCGGTGAGGATGAGGAGGATGATGGCGGGGAGCTTCATAGGAATGAGGAAGGATGAATGATGAATGATGAATGACGGGTTTACGGAGCTTCCTCGCGCCAGGCGAGGTTGAGGGTCACGATGCTGCCGCTGATGACGGCCCCGGAGGCGCGGAGCGCGAGGCCCTCATTGGGGCGCAGAATAAGCGGCGCATTTTCGAGGGCGGGAGAGATCACCACGTCTTCGGCAGCGCTCAGGTGCCCCAGGAGCATCATTACCGCTCCAAACGTTGCGCTGGTGGTGGTGACACCGCCGGGTGCATGGCGGGCATCCACACCGGCGGCGGTGGCATTGGCGCTGTCCCGGATCGAAGGCGTGGCCGCCGTGCCGCCGGTGGGCGTGGTGCCGGTGAAGCGCTGAAGGCTGTAGAGGCTCCGCGTGGCCGCTGGTGTACCGGTGAAGCTCAGCAGGGCCAGCAGGCTGTGGAGACGCATCACATTGGTGCCGGTGTTTTTGATGGCAAAGTAAGTGGTGCCATCCGTGAGCGTGGAGGGCACGAGATTGAGGCTCAGACTGTACTCACTCTCCGGCATGCCATCGAGCACGATGCGGCCCACACGGGCCGTGCCTGCGATGAGAGAGGGCAGAGCGGTGACCTGTGTTTTTTGGTCGCCACTTGTGAGCGTGGCATCCAGGGCGATGCCGAGATCTGAGCCGGCCGCATTGTTGAGCACCACGCGGGAGAGGTGTTTGGTTCCGGTTTCGGAGATCGTGTGCGTGGCGATGAGCGTTCCGGCTCCTTGAGTGACGGCGATGGATGATGCGGGCATGCCTGCTTCCTATTCGGCCTCGTGCTCGTCCTCCTACTGGTCCTCGTCTCTTGCGGCACGGGCTAAAGCCCGAACTACAAACCGCTCAGCGGCACGCCTCCTAGCATCCCCTGCCAGGCAGGGGCCACGAGCACCTCGTCGATGTTGTCGGTGCCGCCACCGATGAGCAGGCGATAGGCCTTGGCGCTCTCCATGGTATCCCACTGGCTGAGCTGCAGGGTGAGCAGCCGCTCCCCGCCGCTGAAAGCCACGCGGCTGCCTTCCATCACGCGGCCCATGATGGACAGGTAAGGGAACAGCACCTCCTCAAGCAATCCAGGCGGCTGCACGGATAGCTCGAAAGCGCAGGTCATTTCGATCACAAAGCCGGGGTTGTTGATGAGCAAGATAAGCAGCTCACCGGCATCATTGGTGATGGGCACGCGTTCACCGGTGCGCACAAGGAAGGCTTCCAGCACGGTGCCAAACTGCGTGCCCAGCATGGCCGTGCCGATCACCGGCGCGGCGCTGCCGAGCTGGTAGTGGCTGAGGGCGGGAAGGGTGTCGGTGAAGGTGAGCATGGCGGGGAGCATGGGGCGTGGAGCCTGGGGCATGGAGCCGGAGGGCCGCTCTTCCGTTGGACACTTGAGTTGATGGTCTATGGTTGATTGTTGATGGTGTCAGAGGCTCAGAGGCTCAGAGGCTTGGTCCATCAACCATCAACTCGAAACCATCAACCAATCACCAGCGGCACCGCCTCGACCTCATCCGGTGCATACGTCACGGTGAATTCATGGGCTCGCTGCACGGTGGGAATCTTGGGATCACTCAGCCAGTAGTAGCGGCCAGGCTCCATCACGGGCCAGTGCTGCTGCACGTCCTGATGCGTGGGAAAGTGGATGCCGAGCATCCAGCCGCAGACTTGGGAAGTGCGATGCAGCAGGGAGCTGTTGTTGAAGCTGGCGGTGCCGCTGTCCGCCGTGGGCATCTCCGCATCCGCCGTGATGGCACTTAGGGAGCTGGGGCGTTGCACGCTCACGAGATCGCCCATGTTCACGGCCAGGTTTTGGCCGCCCATTTGCACGATGACGAGCACGGTCATCTGCCGCTCGGCACGGCCTGTGCCAGGGCGCTCTTGCTGCCATTGCAGGATGACGCGGAAACGTCCCGCGCTGCCACTGAGCAGGCTCAAGGTTTGCTCCACCGTTTCGCTCTGCGCGAACACGCCACCCGCCGCGATGGTTTTGGCCCTCAGATGGATGCCGAGGGTGTTGAAGAGGCGTTCAGCGGTCATGGCGTGCGGAAAAGATCAAAAATGAAAGATAAAAGATGAAGGCTGGCGCTGCTTTGATCTTTGATCTTTTAGCCTTGATTCTTTCCGGCCATCCTGCGGGCTTCCTTGAGGCTCACGGTTCGCACGCCGGGCTGAGGCGCGGGCGCGGGCACTGGGTCAGGAGTCGGAGCCGGAGTCGGTGAGGGAGCTGGAGGGGTGGAATTCTTAGCCATGTGCCTCCCTATTCGTCCTCGTCCTCGTCCTCCTACTCGTCCTCGTCTCTTGCTGGGGAGGTTGATCGTTGAGGGTTGATTGTTGATGGTCTCCAAGCCCACGCGTCGCGCCACTGCTCACCATCGACCATCAACTAAACACCATCAACGTCTTCACTTCCCCTTCTTCTCCAACGCAAAATCCGCCTTCGTGCCGATCACGCCTAATGCCCGCTCCATGGTGAGCTGCCAGCCGGTGAAGCGCTCCATGGCTTCGTCAAACTTTGCCATGCTGTCTTCGTGCTGTGCTTGCTGCTGCGTCATCCACGACTCGAAGCGCTTTTCAATGCGGGCATCGCTGTCCTTGTGCTCCTGTTTGGCCTTCTCAGCTTCCTCTTCGATTTGGGCTCTTGCGGCAGCCAGCTCCGCCTTCGTGGCATACAGTTCGTGGGCCGGTGGGGAAGCTTGCGGAAAGAGGCGGTCCCACAAGGCCATGCCTTGATTCGCGAGGCCGACGATGCCGAAGACTCCGGCGATGATCCATCCCATGCCTGCATAGGAGGTGGGCTCAGGCAGTTCGGCGAGCAAAGGGCAAAGAGTGGAAAGCATCGCCTCACACCTGCCCCGCCTGCGCGGACGCATCCGGCCCGCGTCCGGCTCTTGCGGGGAGGGTTGGCCAGGTCAATGCAGTCACCGGCTCATCTCTTCGGCTCTAAAACCCCTCCAGCTTCTGCTTCTCTTTCGCGGCCCTAGCTTCATCTCGCCGTTTCTTTTGGGGCTTCGTCATCACGATGAGCATGCCTTCGCCCATCATCTGCGTGGCATAACAGGTCTCATTTTGCCACGACTGCTGCCCGATGGCGCTGTTAAGAATCTCATTCCATTGAGTGCCGTTCACATCGCGCAAGGTCATCACTTCCACCTCGGAAAGGTCACCTTCTTTTTGGTAGGCGATCTCGACGCACTTCCCTTCATCAAAGACGCACATAATGAGAAGATCACCCTTCTGAAAACCGATGGTCATCGTCTCCTTTTCGACCTTCAACGGCTCGCCATAGCGAGCGATGCATTCAGCGGGTGTTTCGCCGATGCGGGCGTTTGCAGCAGTGCCTAGTGCAAAAAGAAGTAGCAGGTGGAGGATTGCCCTCATGATGTCAGTTCTTCGATTTTCAGAGCGCGGTATTGATCAAGCGCATTGTGTAATCCTTTGAGCGCCCAATCCAAAGCCTCAGTAGACTCAATCGAGTCAAATTGAGAGAGTAAATACTGGCACGTTGAAAGCATGGCGAGGCTCGTTTGAGGCTGGGGATTAGGCCCTGAGCGGGAGCCACTTCCAGCGGGCGCGGCGATGCGGGAAGTGATTTTGTAGAGCGCAGGCTCCTGAAGAAGGCTATTTCCATCTCCCGTTAAAAGCCACTGAACGGATACATTCAAAGCCTTAGCGAGCTTCGATAGGTTTTCGGGGTCGGGGATCACGCCGCCAAGCCAACGGCTCAAGGCGGGAGGGTGAACGTTCATACCCTGGGCGATGGCGGTTTTTGTGCGGCCATCCCGCTCCACAGCTTCTGCTAAGCGTGAAGAAAAATGATGCTTTGCGTTAAAAAGCTCTTGCGGGCCTGAATTCATGTGGTAAAACGGGTTTATCGGAAACGAACACTTCGGAAACGATCATGGCAAAACCACAACCCGCAACACCAATTTACCACGGGCGCAAATGGCCCGTTGGTCTTCACAATGCCGCGAGGCGGCTCGGCTGCTCACCCGGCCACCTTTACCATGTCCTCAAGGATAAGCGTGAAGGGCAGTGGCTCAAAGACGGCTACAAAGCCCTCGTGGCCGAACTCAAGGAGGGTGCAGCATGAAGCCTCTCGCCCTCCTTAACGTGCTCCTTTTTGCCCTCGAATGGCAGGAGCTGGCCCGCTGCAATGTGCGCTTCGCGCTCTCCGCGCTGCCTGCCTTTGCCGACCAGCGCGGCCACTACCTGGCCAGTGCCCGTGAGGATGCCTCCCGTGGCAGCCGCCTCCTGCACATCTGGGCCGCCCGCACGCTGGGCTGACCTCACTGACCCTGCTGACACCACTGACCTCTGAACCACCATGAACACCGCCCTCATCCCTCATCCCCGCTTCTCCACCGCCTCTCCCATCGTCACCGCTCGTGAGACAGCCCTTGCGGCTGCCTGCCTAGGCCTCAAAAGCCAGCTCATCGTGCAGGCCACGAAGATCACACGGCTCGAAGAAGACAAACGTGCCCTCACGAGAGCCCTGCACCGCACCGCCTGTGCCGGGCATGCCCTCCCAGAGGTGCTGGGGCTCATCACCCTCGTGGGCGTGGCGCTGACCATCAGACAGATCTTAGGCTCTCACGCTCTGGTGGCCTACGTCATCGGTTTTGGCCTCGGGCTGGCCTGGATGATCCTCCTGCTCATGCGCGCCGCACCCGCCAGGAACACCGCGCGGCCTCGCCAGCATCCGGCGCACATCGACGAGCCGATGAGTGATGTGCAAATCATCGAGGCCATTCGCCGTCGTGATTTGCCCTTGGGCGCGGCCTACGCCGATGAGAGCGAATTCGAGCCCTTTGAGCGTGCCATTCCCACGCATCCCGAGGCCCTCACCCGCCAGCTCAATGAGCTCATCCCCGCCCGCGAGCGCTTCGAGCATACGGCCCAGGCTCTCCAGACCGCCTAAAGGCGGAACTACGAACCTTCATCTTTCATCCTTCATTTTTCATTTTTTCCGCCATGTCCTCCCCTCTCCCCACCGCCCCCAAATCCCGCCGCCGTGAGTGGCTCGATAAATACGATCTCACCATTGCGCCGGAGGTGGCTCAAACGCCTGAGAACCGCCGCCTCATCGAATCACTGGCCGCTGGCTGGCGTGAACGCATCGCCGCCGGGGCTGATCCCCACACCCTCATTCGCGAGACGATCAAGATTAGCGCGGATAAGCAGGTGGGAGATGGCCGCCACCGTCTGGAGGCTGCCTTGCTGGTGCCGGAGATCACTCAGATCGAATGTGAGTATCTGGACGGGGCGGATTTCGTCACCCTGGTGGCGGAGATGCTCGTCGAGCGCCGTCACTACACGAAGAGCGGCCTCGCTTATGCTTTGCGGCACACGGCCATTCAGGCCGCGAAGATGGGTAATGCCGCCAAAAGTGTCAATCTGGTCAATAAGGTCGCTGGGGGCGGTTATCGAAAGCCGATTGAATCGGCTTTCGATAAAAAGAGTCCCGAAATGACCCTCAAGGCCCTCGCCGCCAGTGCGGATGTCTCCGTCGATCTGCTTCAACAGGCCGCGAAGCTGGAGCAGTTTTACATGCCGAAGGCGGACAAGCTCATCACGGATTGGACCGCGCTGCATCAGGATGAGGCGGAGCGCTTTCTGGCCTGGCAGGATTCTCGCCCTTACTCCTCCATGCCCTGGACGATGTGGCGCATGGAGCGCCTGGCTGAGATGGGCATTGCCGACGATGCCGCCAGCGTGAACGTGATCCCCCGCCACTGGCGGGAGGTGGAGGAAGACAAGATTTTCAACGGCGTGCATGATCCTGATGGCGAAGAGTGTGACCGCCTCAGCTACAGCCTCGGCTCCTGCCTCAAGGCAATGGGAAGCTACTTCGCCACCGCAGGCAAGACACGCGCCGATTTGAAGCCGGAGGCTCCGCTGCTGCATCTCACCATCGAAAACAAGGTGAAGAGCTTTTTCTCCACCGCCTTTGCCAACTGGGGTGAGATCGACATGCCGGGCCGCCTCGTGGTCATCCAGCGCATGCAAAGCCTGGTTATCGAAGCGCCTGAGGACGTGCGCCAAGGCCTGCTCGTGGCGCTCACGAAGAAAGGAGGCGCTCAGTAACATGAAGACGCCTGACCTTACCGCCTACTTCAATCCGGCGTGCGCTTTCAGTGCGCAGAGCCTCGCGCTAACGCTGCAATCGCTGCCAGTGCTCACGGCCTCGATTGTGATCACGGCCCTCAAGGAGGCCAGTATTCGTGATCAAGGATTCGAGCAGGCCTGCGGCTTCCGCAATGCGGAGACTGCGCTCTCGGAGGTGATCATTCCCAGGAAGCCTAAGCGGACGGGGGCGTCCGCGCTCCGCAAGCCAACACGCGGCTGACCCATTTCAACCACGCCTCATCACGCGGTCACTTGAGGCCGCATGTCCCCGCCTCCCAGCCTCCGCGCTCCCATCTCCCATCTCCCGTCTACTTCTATGTCTCTCACCCGTGCCCAGCTCGCCGAATGCGCCGCCCTGCGAAAGCAGGAGGTGAGTTTTGCTGTGCTGGCGGGCCGCTACGGGGTGAGCGCCCCGACGCTCTGCCGCCTGATGCAGAGGCATGAAAGCAATGGCGGCGATGAAAAGGCCACGTTGGCGAAGGCCTACGCCACCGGGCCTCGCGATGAGCATCAGCTCACGAATGAGGAAATCCGCGTGCTGAAGCTGGGCGTGATCGAGAACCGCAGCCGCCGCCTCGCGGCCATGAAGCTGCTAGCCTCGGCAGCCTGCCAAGAGGATACCCACGCCAAGCTGAGCGCCGTCTTTGACCGCGCTGCCGAAACGCGGATGGATGAGCAGTTCCCAAAGTGGTTCACGCGGGCATGCATTGTCACCGATGAGGAGCGTCTCGCCTTCCGAGGCAGCAAGGCCTTTGAAAGTGTGAATGGAGCCCGCCGCCGTGGGGCGTTTGTCCGCGTCGAAGGTGAAGACGTGCCGCTGGTGCCGAATGCCCTGTGGATCTTCGATGACGAGAGTGAGAACCGCATGCGGGCGGAGCTGGATGAAGCCGGTAAAGTGCGGCTCAACCGCCAGACGCTCAAGGCCATGGATGTGGCTGCGGCTTTCTTCCTCGGTGGCATGAACATCGACCGCGATAGCGATGGCTACCGCCTCGAAGATCAAGCCCGCTTCTTCTTAGAGCTGGTCGATGCCCATGGCCTGCCTCAGCGGGTGGGGCTGGAGAAAGGCCCCTGGGACAACAACTTCTGGCTCGGCATCCCGCAGAAGCGAGAGTGGTGGCAAACCAAGGAGTGCGTGAATTACCGCTTCGGTGGCATTGATGTCAATGCAGGCGGCCCCTGCCAGGTGATTCAGTTTACGACCTCACGCCAGAAGGGCCTCATCGAAGGTGCCTTCAATCACCGCCAGAATCTCGATGCTCATAAAACGCTCGATATGGGCCGCTTCCGCGGAGAACACGAGCTGGCCGCCAAACACATCAGCCGTGCCCGTGCCGGCCAGATGGATGCCTTCGCCAAGTTCCCCGAGGCAGGCATCAGCGCGGACATCAGCGCGGAGACCATGGAAGAGTTCAATGATGAGGCCAAGCGCCGCGCTTACCTCTATGGCCCGCGCAAAGTGGTGCCCTCCGAGCTGTATGCCGAGGCCGTGAAGCGGGAGCTGCCCGCCTCCGAGCGCTGGCGTTTCCTACCCGTGAAGGTGGCCGTCACGGTGCGGAACATGCACATCGCGGTGAAGGTGCCTCGTCACGACATCCCATTTCAGTTCAGTGCCGAAGGATTCAAACCACAGTGGGATTCCCAGCCCTGGCTACCGCATGGCTGGCGTGTCTTCGCCTGCTTTGATCCGCAGCGCCTCGATGTGGGCTGCCACATCTTCAATGCGCTGCATCCCGATCACCCGCAGAATCCGGGCCGCTATCCGCTGGGCATGCCTCTCGGTGTGCTGCCCTTCGCCCCGCTGGCTCCCCAGGCCAGTGATGAAGCGCCGGACATGACGGGCCGCGCTCAAACCGTGAAGTACATCCGCAGCGAAGTGCGCATCATGAAGGCGATGAGGAAGACGATCCGCGTCTCCACCACCGTGCAGGCCGGGCGCACACGCACCGCCCGCATCGGCAGCCCTGATCCGCTGGCACCGCTGAACCTTGAAAGCGGAGCCCCGCCGGTGGGAGCACCTAATGGGATGCCCGCCGCTCATTTTGGAGACGCCCGCAGTGGGGCTGATCATACCACGGGCAGCGGTGAACGGGCTGCACGCGGCGGCCTGGACCACGAAGCGCGGCCAAAGAACAGCGCCGGGCGTCTCCAATTCACTCCCGTCACCTCCAAACGAGACGCCGCTCTCGCCGCCCTCGAAGCCCTGGAAGCAAACCTCTGAAATCAGCAATCCCTCCCCGCACTCGTCATGCCCCACTCATCAGCTCCTCTTCTCTACCGCATTCAGGCGAATCTTGGCATCATCGCTGAGCTGCGCCGCGAAGCTCTCACCAGCGTGCTGCACCTAGCCCTTGGCCGCACTCAGGCAGACAGCGCCACACGTCTCGAGATCGTCTCCCGCTTTGAGGGTTATGAGCACGAGTTTTGGACAGCCGCCAAAGTGGAGCTGGAGCTGATTTCAAACGGACGCACAGAAACGCGTTTTGACGCGCCGCCGCCTCCTTTCGCCGTCTTGACACCTGAAACCGCTCCTGACGCGCCAGACGCGGTTCGCCGAGCCTCGCCGATGGCATCTGGCGGAGATGCGCCCCCGCTCACAGGCCTGCCCGCTGCTGGCGAGGTTTTCTAACCATCCACCAACCGCCTTCAACCATCCACCCCGCCTCAACGCCATGCTCCTCTCCGAACTCCAGCGCCAAATGGGCCAGCTCAGCGCCCACATCACCGTCGTGAGCCGCGTGCTTGCTCTTGAGCACATTGTTGACGCTCCGCGTCGTGATGAAGTGCTTGCCGCCATCCCTGGTCTCCGCCTCCGGCTCCGCCAGCTTCATACTCGCTACTACGCTCTCGAAGCCCGCCTTCCCACGCCTGAGACACTCAGCGCGGCGGCCTATGGCCGGGCCATGGCTCTTGGCCTCGGCATTGAGGCCGCTGAGGCGGAGCGCAGCAAAGCCTACCATCACGCTCGCCAGAACAAGAGCCTGCCCCGCTTCGCCTGATCCACCCACACCACATCCACGCCCATGAAAGACACCGCACCCACACCACCTGATATGTCCAAAGAGCAGGCCGCTGAGCTAAAGCAGCTCCGCCGCGCCATCTCGAAGGTCGAATCCGACATCAACAAAGAAGAGAATCGCCTCCGCCGCGACATCGCGAAAATCGACCGCGCTATCACGACGAACCGCCTCGTGATCCTCCGCCGCGCTCAAGGTGAGATCAAAGAGCAGGCCGCCGCATGGCTCAAAGAAGCCAAGCCACTCAAGGCACAGCTCGCCCGCCTCATCGAAGGCCGCGCCCCCGCCTTCAAGGTGCGGGACAGCATCGCTAAACGCATCGCCATCCTGGAAGGCCGCCTGGCCTCCTGATTTCAAGCTCAAGCCCTAAACGACCATGAAGCCAAAAACCGAAATCGTCACACCGACCGCCAGCGAGATCCCCGCGCTGGAAAACCGCCTGGCGGAGATCGCCAAGGAAATGAGCCGCCTCAGCGCGGAAGAGAAGAGCATCAAAAAACGCCTGGAGCTGTATGCGCTAGCCAATCCCGATGGGCACGCGCCTTTGAAGGATGAGAAGCGCGAAGGCCGGAAGATGGCCCTCCCTGCTGGCAGGGTGGAGATTATTCTCCAGAGTGATCTCATCATCGCCAGCTTCCGCGAAGGCGATAAGAAGCACAAAGAGCTGTTGTCCCTGCTGTGTGAGGAATACAGCGAAAACGAGGCCCCCAAGGTGCTGCGCAAATTCTTCGACCCGCCTTCTAAATGGGAGAACCGCTACGACAACGGCGTGAAGTTTCGCCAGTCCGTGGGTGAGCTGCTGCCGCCGAAGATCGGCCCGCGCTTCATTTCCCACTGCACTCAAACGGACAAGGCTGGCATCAAGAAGAGCAACATCACCTTCGACATCAAAGCTGCCGCGAAGGCAGATAGCGAGGAGGAAGCATGAACGCCACCGTCCTCGTGCGTGTGCGGTGGGCTGACTCCGCCGGATGTTTCACCGCACAAACCATGGTGCCGGTGAAGGATCGCCAGGAGTCCTCCTGCACCTACAGCGCCGAAGTGGCCGCCAAACGGGCCGCCGCGAAGCATTTCCAAGTGGAAGGCGTGAGCCCTGAAGATCACATCACGACCCTGACCGCCTGCAAGCCCGGCACAAACATCACCGCCGTGGGTAAAGAATGGGCCGCCTTTGAGTTCGCCCCCAAAGGCTCCACCACACAAACCGAACTCTTTCAAGCGGGAGGTGCATCGTGAATGCGGCTCGCTTTGAGCAACGCCAACAGGAGAGACTGAGTACTATCCACTCCGATGCTCTCACCGACCGCGTCAATGCCTGGGTGAGTCTCGCGCTCACAAAGGCGCAGGTGAAGCCGGTGGCGGAGACGGATAAGGTCATCGCCACGGTGCCACCGTTTCGGAAGTTCTGCGGCCTCAGCGAGACGGAAGCCGCCGCCCTGGATGATCTGAGGGACAAACTCATCGAGCATGCCCGCTCGGAACTTTGCGCGGGCCGAGAACTGCATTCGTGGGAGACGACCGTGCCGGAGGTCTCCCCGGAGGCTCGCCGCCTGGTGCGTATGAGCAATCGACAAACCCTGCTCAAAGAGCGTGCCGCTCAATGGGGTGGCCAGCGCCAGCTCCTGCCTGCTCACGCGCTGGAGCGCTGCCTGGCAGACATCGACGCGCTCGTCACCCGCCACGCCATGCAGATGCAAGGCGTCACCCTTCCCAACTGAAAAAGGAAAAAACTGAAAGTTCAAAGATCAAACCTGAAACCTGAAACTCGTCATGAATCCACTCGTCACCATCTCCCCCTCTCCTCGCGAGGAGCTTTCCGCCCTCGCTCTTCAAATCGAAACCTACCGCGCTGATAGCGGCGCGACGAAGACGGTCTTTTGCCGCCAGAACGATGCCCTCGGCAGCGTGCGAACCTATGACAAAATCCTCAACGGTGAAGATGACCTCAACGCCGAAAAATGGCTGGAGGCTTACCGCGCGGTGTGGAGCCGCCTGAAGAATGCGGATCTCGAAGATCCGAGTGCGGGCAGCGGTGTCACGCTTCTCAAAGAACTCACGGCCCCGGCGGAGCTTTGCCGGGCTTACATCGAATGCCGTGGCCGCAAGACGCCGGATCGCTTCATTCTGCTCGTGGGTGCCAATGGCACCGGCAAAAGCAGCGCGGTGGAGATCCTCGCCGCTCAGCCCTACGGTGAAAACGTCCGCACGCTCGAAGCCAGCGCTGCCTGGATTGGCAGCAGTGATCACGGCACCGCCGTGCCTTTGCTGCATGAGATTGGCCGCACCCTTGGCCTCGAAAAGCTGCCGGGCCGCAAGCAGAAGCTCATGCACGCCATCGTCAGTAAGCTCAAAGAACGCCGCTGGTGCCTAGCCATTGAAGAAGGCCAGCACCTTTGCTCCCATGGCCTTGATACGCTCAAGGGCCTGCTCAATACCACGCCTTCGACGATCATTCTCACCGGCCAGCGGAAGCTCTTCACCAAGCTCAGCAATAGCGAAACAGGCCGCCAGCTTGTGCATAACCGCCTCGCCTCTCTGGTCATCGTGGGCGGTAGCCAGGGCATGAGTGCGGAGGATGTGAAAGCCCTCATGCATGCCGCCGGAGTGGAGCTGGAGGAGCGCCGTTTTGACGACGTGGCCCGCGCCCTCATCACCGAAGGTAAAACACGCGGCTGCCTGCGCTTCGCCTCCCGTGTGCTCGCCGCCTACCGCACCGAGACCGATGAGACCGATGGAAAGCCCAAGATGAAGCCGGGGGCTGATACGCTGCTGACCCTCATCAACCGCGAGAAGCGCAGCCGCGATGGCGCGGAGTGAAGCGGCGGAAAACTGAAAACTGAAAACTGAAAATTAACACCCCCGATGAGCACCTTGAACCAAACTCCTTACCGCACCGTCGAGCCGGGCATTCGCCAGTATCGCACGGGCCTCTTCATCGCCGTCATCACGCGGCATGATAAAACCGCGCCGGGGCTGGCTCGCTCCTACTGCCGCTCCGGCCTCCGCTCCATCGGTGAGGCGCGGGCGGCCCGCGCGGAGCTGCAGAGGCTGCATCCGAAGCGCAAACAAGGCCGCAAGCCGGGGCCGCAAGGCCGCCGCCTTAAAGGCGGAATGAGGAAACCAGAATGAGGAAATCCGAATCATGAACACAATCACCGCTTTCGCCTGGGCCTCTGGCCTCATTGAATACACCACACCCGTGCGCCGCCGCACGGTGCCCGAAGGGGCGCTGCCTATCGCCACCGCGCCAGCCAAGGAGTTGAAAGACATCATCGAAGTCATCGCCCGGCACGGGCAGGGGGCCAGTAAAAACAAGCTGCTCGTTCCGGGCATCCCCGAGGCCTCAATGTTTAAATACGATCCGCTCACGAAGCTCATTGAGTTCAAAGACGCCGTGCATCGCAGCCTCAAACGACGCGGCATTGTGGCCGCCGTGTGATCTCGGGCCATCAACCATCAACTCTGAACCATCCACCGCCATGTCTCCCCATCAGCTCAAACAGCTCGGCATGGCCGCCAGTGCGGCGGTGAAGCATCAGCGCTCGATTGGAGCGCTGAGCGCCGCCGCGCTGCCGCCGGATCTGCGCGGGGAGACCGTGAGTGCGCAGAATGACTTCTGGCGGCATCAGCAGACGGGCCTTGCCACGAACCGCGTGTGTTCGTTCAAAGAGCTGCGGAACCAAAATCCCGATGAGTTCCGGCTCGTCATGCAGCACTTTGAATCGCTGGCAGGCCCGGCCTACCAGGCGCGTGCGGTGAAGAGCACGGTGCGCGTGATCGATCAGCGGCCTGGTCACACACCCCAAGGCGCTGGTATGATCCGCGCCGTGTGGGCCGTGGCACGCGAGCAGGGGCTCAATGCATCCTACGTCGAAAGCGTGTGTTTCGGGAAGTTTGGCGGCGTGACGGATTTGAGCCTGCTGAACATGGGCCAGCTCAAGCAGCTCATCGCCACGCTGAGGAGGCGGGGGAAGGGCGTGGAGCATGGAGCAAAGGGCATGGAGTCAGAGCCCCAAGCTCCAAGCCCCAAGCCCCAAGCCAAGACGCCCTCTCGCTCTCGTGACTACGTCCTCAAAAAGCACCTCAAACCCTCCGATGTGCCCGCCGATGACATCCCCTTTTGACTTCACTGACCTCACTGACGCTGCTGACGTTTCATCCTTCATCTTTCATCCTTCATCTTTTCCCCATGCACGGCCACATCACCCACGCCTTCACCATCAGTCTCCTCACCACAGGAGATGCCACGCTTGAGGGCACCGCTTACACCCTCCATGCGCCCAACATCGAAGCGGCCATCCAAAACGCCCAGCTCATGCTCTCCACACGCCTGCCGGAAGAGGTGAACGCCGCTCTCATCCAGTGCCCCACGCTCACACTCTCTGGTCAGGCGAGCTGGAACGCCTCCCTCGAAGGCCTGCGGATTCCCCGCTGAAAACTTCAGCAATCAGCAATCAGCATTCAGCAATCCTCAATCATGCCTTCTCCCACTGAATCCACCTTCCCGCGCCCCGTGTGGGCCATGTGCGCCCACTGGCGGCAGCTCGGCCTTCGCCTGCCTGCGCCGACCGCTCACATTCCCGCCCTCGGCTTATTCCGCTGGGTCAGCAACAACGATGGCACCTATACGCCGATTGAGGAGACGCACGATGCGTGGATTCGCCTCGGGGAGGCGGAGAGCCTCATCAATGGCCTTTCCACTGAGGTGCTCAAAAAGCTCATCGACGCGGGCTTTGTGCATGCCTGCGCTCCCGCGCCCTCGCTAAGCCTCGTGAACGTGGCCAGCCTGCTGCTGCATGTGGAGGATCATGGCTGTGACCCGAATCAGTGGAATCGTGAAATGCGGATGCGCTATGCCACCGGCCTCCAGCCGGAGGAGTGGGAGGCCAGCCGCCGCGCCTTTGCCCCGGCGGAGCAGGGCAAGCTCCGCGCCATGGGCATCTTCACCTGGACGGCCATGCGCGGCGGTGGCTACCGCCCGGAATATTCGATCCAAGATGCCCTCATGCGCGTGAGTGAGGTAGAGCGCCTGCCGCTCGGCATCAGCGCGGAGGTGCTCTTCCGCCTGGTGCGTGCGCAGCTCGTGCGCGGCACCGCCATGGCCCCTGCCTCCACGATGGTGGATGTGTGGGATCTGCTCATGCACTTCGAGCAAACCAGCGGCCCCAACATGACAGCCTTCTGGACACCTGAACGCCGCGCCCTCTACGCCGAAACCGAAAGCCGCGATGAAGCCCACGCGGCGGAGATGGCGGCCCTGCGGGAGATGGAGGCGGAGGGTTGAGGCGCGGAGCCCATCCTCCTCGTCCTCCTACTCCTACTCGTCCTCGATTTCAGCGCTCTCGACCACCACCAAACCTAGACCATTAGACCATGAAAATCGCCGCCTTCCACGACAACGATACCACCACGCTGGTGGACGCTGAAACCGATGAAACTGCCTACGAGATCAATCACTATGATGACTTCCAACGTGGTGACATGGAGCCGCTAGAGGCCGCTCGTGATTGGTGCCGCGAGCACGGGCACACTCTCATCGAGTGGGAGGGCGAAGCACTCTAAGCGCGGGCTAAAGCCCGAACTACGAAGCAAGAAATCAAAACCATGAAAATCACCGCCATCATCGCTGACGACCGCCGCCCCGAGGGCTGCCCTGAATGCTACACTGCCACGCATTGGGACGCGAGTCCTGGTGAGCAGGCCCGCCAAATAGAGACCCTCGTCAGACGTTTCAATGAGACCCTTCGGCCTCATGAGCTGCCGCGCCGTGTGCTGGGCATCACCAGTGAGGAGATCGACGAGGCGGATGCCTTCAACATGGGCATGGGCGCTTATAACTTTGGCGGCGGCCTGGAGACTAACTACTGGCCCGCCGGGCATGCCAATCATCAAGCCTGGCAGGATGGTTGGGAAGCAGCTCAGAAACTCAATGAGGAGGGTGAAGGCGATGAGTGATCACCTGGACAAAATCAAGAAGCTGCTGCGGCTCTCGCAATCAGCCAATGCCCATGAAGCGGAGCTGGCGATGCAGCGGGCCATGGAGCTGGCGCTCAAGCATGGCGTGGATCTGGCCTCGCTGGCGGATGATGCGGAAGTGGGCGGCATTGTGCATCGCTTCTTCCCGCTGAAAGCCCGCCTGGCACGCGAATGGAAGATGGCGCTGAACATCGCGTCGGCGCACTTTGAAGTGAGCCCGTGCATTGATACACGCCGCCGCCGCGTGCTCTTTGTGGGCCGCGAGGATGCCATCACGGTGGCAGATTATATCGTGACCTTTCTGGTGCGTGAAAGCCGCCGCCTGTGCGCCGTCTTCGCCGATGAACAGCGGGCCATGCGCCGCAAGATGACCGGCGGCAAACGGGCCGCCTTCATGACGGGCTTTTTCTTGGCGGTAGGCCAGCGCCTTCGTGAGCGGCGCTTCGATCTGATGCGCGAGGATGAGCGTTATGCCATCGTGCTGAAGAGCGAAGCGGATAAACGCGAGGAAGAAATGGGACGCGTCTTTGGCAAGACGAAGAGCATCCAGCTCAAAGCGCCGCCGCGCTCGAAGGCGACGATGGCAGGCTGGCATGCGGGCCAGGAGACGAACCTTAACCGCCCGCTGAGTGGCGCTGCGCCAGGCGCGGCCATCAGCCAGGGCATGCTGGCGCTGCCATGAGCCTCACCCGCATCTCTGATCACGCCATTCTTGCCACCGTCATCGTGACGGCGAGCGTGAAGGTGCGGCGGCACATGGATCGTGGCAATGCGGCCCGGACACGCACCTACCTGTTTCCGCTTTCGGTGGATGGCAGCGGCAGCAAGAGCCTTCACGAGCTGCCGGAGGCCCTGCGGCAGATGGGCGGTGAGATCATCGCCAAGGTGCAGAGCTGGGAAGGCGGCCCACGCACGCCTGGGAAGCCGATCACGGACCCGCTGGACACGCTGGCGAAGCAGCACGCCGATGAGGCCACCACGCCGATTCAGAAGGCCATACTGGCGGCGGGGAAGCCGGGAGGTGGTTGATGGTCTTTGGTCGATGGTTGATGGCCGGAGATCGCGTGAAGCATGCGTCTCAGAGCCTTGGAATCCATCAACCATCAACTCTCCACCATCAACGCTCCCGCATCCGCCGCAGAGAACCAAGAACCACGAACCAAGAACCACGAACGCTTCCCCATGTTCACCTTCACCCCCATGCCCCACGACGAGGCCGTCAAGCGCATCGCCTCTCTGCCCATCGTGAGCCGTGAGGTGATGCAGGGGCTGCTGCCTGAGCTGCGGGCGCATGCGTTCACCGTTTCCGGCCTCACGAAGGCCAGCCAGCTCTCACGGGTGAAGAAGCTCCTCGAAAGCGTGCCTGCGGGCGCGAACTGGGACGAGGCCAAAAAGCAGGTGGTGGGTGAGCTGGCCACCGCTGGCATCACGGGCAAAGAAGCTCAGCGCCGGGCGGAGACCCTGCTTCGCACCACCGCCTTCCGCGCCTACGCGGCCACACGCTATCAGGTGCTCATGCGCCAGACGGATGTGTTTCCTTTTTGGCAGTATAAGACCGCCGGGGATGGCCGCGTGCGGCCTGCGCACACGGCCCTGCACAATCGCATTTTTCCCGCCGGGCATCCGGTGTGGCAGCGCATCTTCCCGCCGTGGGGATGGGGCTGCCGCTGCCTCGTGGTGCCGCTGACGAGGCGAACGGCGGAGCGCCTTGGCGTCGAGGGTGAAGAGCGAAGGGCAAAGGGCGAAGGGCAGCCAGAGGTCGAAGCTCCTCTTTTCGACAAAGATGGCCTTCTGAAAGGCCAGCGCCAAGCGCCCATCCTGTACACACCGAAAGAGGCTGATCTCATCTCCCGGAACGCCAAGCTGCCAGATGGAACCAGCATCGAGGTGGAGCCGTCCTGGGGCCGCGCCCCGTGGAGCGAGAAGGGCAATCTGCGGCCTTCGTGGGATTACCTTGAGGAGCTTTACAAAGACGATGCGGAGGCCTTTGCGGCCTTCCGTGAATGGGCGGAGAAAACCGAGATCTCGAAAGGCCGCACGGTGGGCATGTGGATTGATGGGGCGAGGAAATTCAAGCAACCCATGCACCGCACGAGCGGCGGCCTCTTGATTGATCTCACGGATGCGGAAGATGCGGAGATCCGCCGCTCGATGGCGGATCGTTCCGAGCTGCGCCTGGGTGCTGCCATGAAGCCGCTGAAGGATGACATGGCGGGCCATGAGCAGGTGGCCGCCTTTGAGGCTGAGGTGGCAAAAGACAGTCACGAGAACGGAGCCACCTGGGGCCTTGATGGAAACGAGCGCGAGCGCGTGAGGAGTGAGTTCACTGAGCATGTGACGCTCAAGACACGCTTCATGCACGGCGCGGTGACGAGCCACAGTCATCCCAACGGCGGCCCGCCCAGCCTGGTCGACCTCAACAATCTGTTCGATGCGATGCCGGTGGAGATGCGCATCATCACAGCGGATCATCTGCACCGCGTGCGGCCTGGCAAGGCGGCCCGCCCCCAGCTCCGCCTGCGAGACATCCCCGAGCTTCAACCGCTGCTGCAAGCGTCCGGCGCTGTAGCGGAAAGCCTGGGAGGTTCAGATTCCCACAAGGGCTCAAACATCGCCGCTGTGGTGCTGGACTGGCTGGCACGGAACGACTACATTGAATACGAAAGGATTCCAAGATGAGTGACCGCCGGAAATTCAACAACGAGGAAGCCGCCATCAGCGAGGCTGCCGAGGCGGAGCTGAGCCGTGAAATCCTCAAGGAGGCGGAACGCCAGGAAAAGGCCCGTGTGGAGGCCGGGCTGCCGCGCCCGCCGTTGTTTCCGCACTTGAAGGCTGAGCACGCTGAAGCGTGAGCAACGTGCGCAAGTCTCCCGCTCTCCCTGTCTCATGGTCTCCTTGTCTCCGACTCTGGCCCCATGTCCGCCACGCCCATCAGCCTCACCCTCAAGATCGACGAGATCTCCCCCAGTCTCGACAAACTGGCGAGTTCGAAGCTCAAGAGAAGGATGCTGGATGCGGCAGGCACACTCATCAGCAGCATGGGGCAGCGAGCCTTTGATGAGCCGGGATTGAGGCCCAGCTCGTGGCCGGCGCGGAAGGACAAGAAGCCGCATGCACTCCTGATTAAGAGCGGGGATCTGCGCCAGAGCCTTCACCATGAGGTGCAAGGGGATACCGTCCGCATCGGCAGCCCGAAGGCATATGCGGCGGTGCATCAGCTCGGTGGCAAAAAGAGGCCCATTCCGGCTCGGCCCTTCCTGCCGGTGCTCAATGGGCAGCTCACCGGGGAAGCGGTCGAGGAACTCAATGAGGTGATGAGTGCGCTCATTGGTGAAGCGGGGAAGTGATCAAGCCGCAAGAGCCGGACACGAGGCGGAGGAGGAGGCGGAGGCGGAGGAAGAGAGGGCATGCCTGAACGCCTCCTTTGCCTACGCGCCCCCGGCCTCCACACGCCGCAGTTTGATCCTGCCAAGGATGCGGAGCTTCCGCAGCGCCTTCTGGTTTTGCCCTGGGGCACCAATACGACCACCCAAGGCCCCGTGGTGTGCAATGAGACCACCGCCGCCGTGTTGCTGAGCAACAATGCGGCGCGTGGTTTTGATCGGCCCGTGCTGGACTTTGAGCACAGCAGTGAACCTGCTGCTCCAACGTATCGCGGTGAGCCCGCGAAGATCGCCGGGCATGGCACGCTCGAAGTAGTGCCCGGTGAAGGTGTGTACCTGCTCATGGCACATTGGACGCCCGAAGGCCGCGAAAGCGCCGGTGGTGGCCACTACCCGGACCTCAGCCCCGTGGTGAAGGTGAATGACAAAAACGAGGTCATTGCCCTCAAATCCGCCGCTCTCTGCCGCCATGGCGCAACGCCCGGCTTGGTATTCCTCAGCGCCGAAACCACGCCGCATCATCAGGCCACGACCAAGCCAACGGCCAAGTCTCAAGCGCTTCGCCCCTCTGCTCTCCGCCTCAAACTCCTCTCCACCATGACCAAGCCACCTGCCACCGCTGACGAATTTCTCGCCGCCCTGCGAGACATGATGAACCTGCCTGCCGAGGCCACGCCGGAGGAAGTCTTCGCTGGCCTGCAAAAGATGCTGGCCGCCAAAGCGGAGAAGTATGACGACAAGGACGAGATGAAGAGCCTGAGCGCCACCATCACGGAACTCAAGACGGCTCTCACCACCCAAAACGAAAGCCTCAAGCTGCTCTCTGCTTCGCATGCCGAGGGCGAGCGCCAGCGCATCATCGACGCCGCCACGCGGGAAGGTAAGGTCATCAGCAAGACGCTGGCCGCCAAGCTGAGCCTTGAAGACCTCCGTCTCCTGAGCGCGGAAACCCCTGTCACCGTGCCGATGCAGATCGAGACACCGGAAGGTGTGAAGCTCCTCAGCGCCGATGGCAAGCCCATCGTGAGCGCAGAACAAGCCGCCATCGATAAGCTCATGGGCGTCTCAGACGAAGACCGCGCCAAGTATCTCAAGGCCTGACCTAACCCCGCCTGCATCGCTTCGCCAAGCATGGCGGGCAGGTGACTCCACTGACCCTTTTTTCAATCCACTCCTAATCCTCACACATCATGGCCTCTAAAGCTGGCATCTTTGAAATCCAAACCTGGGGAGCTGACCGCTCCACCATCACGCACAATCCGCAGGCGGCTGTGACCGGCCTCCCCGTGGCGGCCTCTGAAATCATTTATCAGGGCTGCCTCGTGGCCTATGACCCCATCAACAGCCAGGCGGTGACGGCGGACCCCACCATGGCGGCCTCCGCCATCGTGCAGGGCTTTGCCTCCCTCACCAGTGACAACCGCACGGGTGCCAAGGGTGCCACGACGGTCGAGGTGCAAAGCGGTCTCGTGCGCCTGAAATCGGATGGCAACCTCACCGCCGCCCATCTGCGCCGCCCCTGCCGCGTAGTCGATGACCACACCGTGGGCGTCCCTGCTTGGACGGGTGCGGATCGCCTCGCCGGTATCCTAATGGCCATTGATGGCACCTTTGCCTGGGTGCTCGTGGTGCCCGAGATCAATGCCCAGCTCACCGGCCCCTTCCGCCGCCGCGTGATCGTGGATGCCGATGGTGCCACGCTGACCGCTGGTGACAGCGGTGCCATCGTGAGCAATGCCGGTGCCTCCGGTGCTGCCACCTTCCTCCTACCTGCCGCCACGGTGGGCCTCGAATTCAGCTTCGTAGTCGAGGCCGCTCAAGAGCTTCGCATTGATCCGAGCGGAACGGAAACCATCGCCCTGCCAGCCACGGGCGTGCAGCAGGCCGCTGGCAAATACATCACCGCCGATGCCATCGGTGAGCGCATCCACATCGTCTGCATCACGGCAGGCACCTGGGATGCCCTCTACCACCAAGGCACCTTCACCGCTGAAGCCTAATCCGCCACGCCTCCGCATCCGCCTCCTTCTTCTCTTTTTTAGCCACACTCCTCACCACCCATGAACATCCAATCCACCGCCGCCATGACTCGCGTCCGCGAGAACTGGCAAGTCAAGTTCCTCAAAGCCTTCACTGAAGGCGGCCAGCCTGCGGCTGAGCAGTTCTGCCAGCGCGAGACCTCCCGCAAGGCCGTGGAGATCTACAAGCTCCTCGTCAAGTTCCCCGGCTTCAAGCAGTTCACCGGTGAGCTGCAAAAAGAAGGCATGGCCTGGATGGATCATTCCATTCCGAACCGTGAGTGGCATGACACCATCGAAGTGCCCCGTGCGGACATTGAGCGCGATGACATCGGCCAGTATGACAACATGTTTGCCCTGCTCGGCCAGGCGGCCCGCCGTCATCCTGATGAGCTGCTGGCGGCGGTGATGGCCTCCGGCTTCACCACGAACGATTACACTGGTCAGGCCTTCTTCTCGGCCAACAAGCCGCACATCCCCGGCGTGGCGGAGGCGCTGACCTTCAGCAACCTCATGACCGAGAAGCCTTCCGCTGGCTCCCTCGAAAAGGCTTACCAGATCATGGCGAACATCAAGGACGCCAATGGCAAGCCGATGAGCCTGGGCGGCAAGAAGCTTGTCGTCTGCTCGGACAAATACGGCAGCACCTTCCGCAAGCTGCTCAAGGCGGAAACCATCTCCGAAGTCATCACCGGCCAGGGTGTGGCCGCCGTGGCGAACATCTACAGTGGCACGGCGGATCTCATCGTCTTCCCGCACCTCAACACGGCGGCGGATGAGCATAAGTGGTTCCTGCTCGATCAGAGCTGGCCGCTCCGCGCTTTCGTCCTCCAGACGGAAGTCCAGCCCCGTTTCATCGCCCAGGACGGCGAGAAGGATGAAGGCCCCTTCAACCGCAAGGTAAACGTCTATCAGGGCTACTATCGCGGCAACGTGGGCTTTGGCCTGCCTCAGCTCGCGGTAGGCTCCACCGGCGCGGATGCCGCGCTGTGATCGAATTAACACACTGATGCGAGTTGTGCGCATCAAGGGGGCCGCGCCAGCCGAAAGGCGGCGCGGCCTTTTTGTGAAGAGACTGAAAACTTAAAATTGATCCGCCATGACAAACGCCCAAAAACGTAAAGCTGAACAGGAGGCTGCCGCGAAGCTCAAAGCCGAACAGGAGGCCGCTGATGCTGCCGCGAAGCTCAAAGCCGAACAGGAGGCCGCTGAGGCTGCCGCAAAGCTCAAAGCTGAGCAGGAGGCCGCTGAACTGGCCGCTCAAGAAAAGCGCCATGCTGAGCAGCTCGCCGCCATCGAAGCCGAGGAAGCCGAACTGGCCTCGAAGCTCAAAGCCGAACAGGAGGCCGCTGAGGCTGCCAAAGCGGACGAGGGCGTCCGCGCTCCGTTCCCCGCCGCGCCGCGCTACTGGACGCCGCCGCCGCCGGTGCTGTGATTCCTTCAACAATCAGCAATCGGCATTCAGCAATCGTCATTCCTTCCGCCTCCCATGGCCTACCTCTCTCTCATCGACCTCGACGGCTCCATCCCGGCGCAGTTCCTCCTTCAGGCCCTGGATGATGACAACGATCAAGTGATCGACGCGGCGGTGTGGACGAAGGTCTTGGCTGCGGCGGAAGAAGAGGTGGATTCGTTTCTGGAGGGCCGCTTCACCCTGCCGCTCACGACCGTGCCGAAGCTCATGAAGCAGGCCACTCAGGCCTTCGTGTGTGAGCTGCTCTACCGCCGACGTGGCACCCCGGACGAGACAAACCCCTGGAAGAAGCAGGCCGATGGCCTGCGCAAACGCCTGGCTCAAGTGCAAGCCGGAGACCTCAAGCTCTCCGCCGCGCCAGACAGTGATGCCATCATGCCTGATCCGGCTGCCGTGGTGATTTTGGAGGATTCCGCGCTCGGCACCACGGGCCGGAGGCTGGCTTGAGAAGAACCCTTCAACAATCAGCAATCAGCAATCGTCAATCTGCGGTTCCTCGGGGGAAGAATACTCGATTGATGAACTCTGATTGCTGATTGTCGAAGTGGATCCGCCGCAAGAGCCGAGGAGGAGGAGGAGACAGAGCCGGAGGTGGATGAATGAGGCCGCATGGGCAACATCCTCGAATACGCACTCCGGCTGAATGACTCCGGCTTCACGGGGCCGCTAGGGCGGGCACGCACGGAACAGGCGCGTTTTGTGGCTGAAGGCCAGCGCATCGGGCAAACGGGGGCACGCTTTTCAGCCATCACGCCGATGATCATGGGCACGGTGGCCGCCCTTGGAGCAGCGACAGCGGCGGCAGTGGGCTTTGCGGTCAAAACGGCGGCCTCGACTGAGCAAACACTGGTGCAATTTAAGACGCTCACGGGCTCCATGGACCAAGCTAAGGCCACGCTGGCGGAGCTGCAAGATCTCGGGGCCAGCACGCCCTTTGAACTGCCTCAGCTCGCGGATGCGGCCAAAAAGCTCCTCGCCGCCCGCGTGCCTACCACGGCGCTGCGCTCTGAACTGACGGCCCTCGGCAATATCAGCGCTGCGACAGGCGCGGATCTCGGCAACCTGGCCACCGTATACGGTCAGATGGCGGACAAAGGCAAGATCTACGCGGAAGACATGCAGCAATTCGTGGAGGCCGGGGCCGGTGAAATCAAGCAGGTGCTAGCCGAAAGCCTCAAGGTGAGCACCTCAGCCCTGAACGATCTCATGAGTGATGGCAAGGTGGGCTTCTCCGACATGCAGCGTGCCGTCCAGCAGCTCGCGGGCACTCAGGGTAAATGGGCATCCTCCATGGATGAGCAAAGCCGGACCTCCATCGGCCTGCTGAGCACACTAAAAGACAACGTGATGGGCATCTTCCGTGAGATGGGCCAGCCGCTGAATGATGGCCCGGTGAAAGCCTGGCTAAACTCCGCCGTCAACGCTACCAAAAGCGCGGGGACAATGATCGCCGCCAGCATCCAGCAAGGCCGCGTGGGTGAGCTGCTCTACCACAGCCTCGTGCTCGGCACGAAGATGGGCGTGGATGCGGTAGTCGGCCAAATGCGCAAACTGCCGGATTATCTCTCCAGCTCCTTTGAGACGATCAGCCAGCTCTTCATGGCGGCCATCAGCGGGAACTTCGATGTGGTGAAAAGCACCATTAAAGGCTTCATGGATGGCAGTTTCGAGACGGATAAGAGCGCTCAGATGAAGTTCTTTGCTGAGCTGCGAAAAGGCCAGCAGGCGACGACGGCTGAAACGGTGAAAACCGCCACGGCGGCCAAAGACTGGGCGAAGGCGCTCGATTCGGTGGCGGCTGCGGAGGATAAGGCCTCGGCAGGCAAAGCAGGTCGCGGTGGAGCCGCTGCCACCAGCGAGGGCCGTGGCCGCATCCGCTCGCTCCGCGATGGTAGCACGGTGGCAGCAAGCAGTGATCGAAACACGACTTTTGGGCCGGTGTCACAATTCGCCCGGCTCAACCAGCGGGTGCTCAGCGGCCCGAATGAGGGCCAATTCGCCAACGCTGCCTTTGGTGGCAGCGGCGTCGGACCCCAGGGCAAAGGCCGCCTGATGGGCGGCGGGCTGGATGCCCTCCGCACCATGAACCCCGGTGACAAGATGGGAACCTTCAAACGCCCCTTGGCGACGGCTCCGAACCTCACGCCTCCCGCCGCCGCGAAGGCCACGGCAGAAAGGCAAAAGGACGTGACCGCTCGTGTGCAGGGGCAATCCAGTGGCGGCGGAGGCGGCGGCCTGCTCGAAGAGATCAAGCGCCTCGTCTCGCAGATCGAAGCGCACACCGCGAAGCTCGAAGTGGTGAGGTAAGGCGCAAGCGCCGCGTGAGGCCCTGATGCCCCATGCTCGCCGCCCCATGCTCCACGCATGCCCATTGCTGACCGCGCCTCCACCGTTGTCCTTTCCACCCTGCCCGCCGGGCAGTGGCAGCTCATCGGCCAGGTGCCGAAACCGATGGAGGCCGGATTCGATGTGCTCGAAGCCCGCTGGCTGGCTGATTTCCGGGGCGAGGCAAAAACAGCGGTCGAGGTAATGGAGGCCTTCCCCCTTGGCATGCGTTTTGGTGCCCTTGATTTCTGGCTTCGCGAGGCCACACCTCAGCGGGTGGGTGGCAATGTCTGGATCGTGGCGTGTCGCTACGAAGGCCGCATCAGCGCCGCGAAGCCGCCCCACCTGGCTATCAGTGGGGCCGCCGGGGCGGACAGCCTCGTAATCACTGGCCCCGGCACTGGCTCCACGACGCTCTGGAATAGCTGGCTGCCCTTTCCTGTGACTTTGACCGGGAGCGGTAGCCTCAGTCTCTCCATCCGCGAAAACGTGGCCGCTTTTGAGTATTCCTACTTTGCCATTGGAGAGCCCCGCTCGGATCTCATCGGCTGCGGTGAATTCGGCGGCGTGGTCAGAGTCTCACCACCCGTGTACATGCCAACCCGAGGCTTTCCATGGTCGGATTTCACCAGCGCGAGCTGGCGACTCAACGTCCCTGCCGGGTGGGTGCTCGATGACCTGCGAGCGGATACCATCACCGGCTCCTCGCCAAAGATTTCGTGGATCACTGAGGCCTGGGTGAACACACCTCTCTACAAGCCGCAGTCCTAGCCATGGTCTCCCGCTCCGCCAGTCTCAAGCTCGAAGCGTCAAAAACGAGCATCGTGAGCGGTGCCGTGCTCAACGGACACCAGCGTGAGCTGGCTCAGCGAGCCCCCCTCTTTCCCACCACCCGCCTCCGGCGCGGCTATGGCTTTGAGTTCACCGGCACCGGTCGTGCTCAGGTGCCAGCCTTGCAAAAGCAGACCTTCCCCGAAGGCAAGGCCTGCATCCTCACCCCGTCCGCGCTCCGCCGCCTGGAAGCCCAAGCCGCCCGTGCCCTCCCCGCCAAGCCGAGCACGAGAAGACGGTTCTGGCACGACCAATTAGGCGGCCTGTTCGGTGGAACCTCCTCACCCGTGCCACTGCCCGCCACCGGCAGCCTGAGCACCCTCGCCACCCAAACCCTTTCCGCCGATCTAGCCCCCAGTATGCACCCTGGCTTGTCCATCGGCGTCACCGGATGGGGTCCCCCCCGCCGCCCTATCGGTTCATAGACCCATTTCATCGACTTTCAGACCCATTTCATTTTTGGCGCGTGTACGCCCTGCCGCCGCCGCGGTGTGCCGATCTTCACCTTCATGAACAAGCTCGACCGGCCCGCCCGCGAGCCTTTGGCGCTACTCGACGACCTCGAAACCGTGCTCGGCATCGGTGCCTGTCCC